CCAAATAAAAATAAAGAGGTCTTGAAGTAACATCTCCCTGATAAACAGAAATTTGACAAAGGATTTCATCATAAGAAGCCCTGAATTCATTAAAACAAGGCTCTTTCGCTACAGAAAGTTTTGCAACGGACTCGGTAGTCAGGGAACCAAATCGATATGCAGGCACATCCTGATAGCCAATATCATTATAGATCGGATTAAAATAATCAGAACCAAGATAATTTACATAATCAGGGCGAACGCCGGCCCAAAAATACACCGGACGAATACTTAACATATCAATCATATACCCAGGCTCACGGAAGTAATACGACTGCGAACGACCGAGTTGAGTATTGAAAGCAATAGAGCCACCCTGCTGACCAAGGGGAAAACCATTACCATCTTCAGACTGAAAGTTATTGGTACCTGCCTGATTCATAATAACCTGAACATTGACAGTTTGCGAAGCACTAAACAACAATTTCGGGCGATCAACGTGCTCGATCTTGGAAGCAAAAAAAGTCTCAAGCCAATCCGAATAACGATTGCCACCAGCACCAAGAAGATCTTTATATTCCTGAAGACGTGAAGCAATAGCCAACTGGGGAATAGTAGCAACACCCGACATAGATACAGAATCGCTAGAACCATTTGGCATTAAACGACTAAACCGATCAGGATTCGACGGTACAACAGCCATCGGATGTGCATAAACAGCCGCCTCGTAAAGCGATACCGAAGGATCGCTGGCGAGTTCGGCAATCTGGAATTGACCAGACACGGCAGTAATCGACTGAGTAAGAACAGCTGTTTGAGCAACAGGGTAACCATCTGAACTAATCGAACCGGTCGAATCAAGATCCGACGCAATAATTTGAGGAAACAAATTTAAACGATTATAAGTAGAATTCGTTGTGGTAACAGCACTGGGATAAAATTGACTTTCAAAAAAAGCATCAAGATATTCAAGATTACCATAACGCTGCGTAAAAAAACTTTCACGCGAATTAAACACACGTGTATACGACGTCGGAGTAGCGTTCTTGTAATAAAACGAACCAGGCCAAGCAAACGAATAAAGCCCCCACTGAGAATAACCGTAATAATTACGCACGACGTCCCAATAAGCCAAATAAACATCAGCGTTAACATACTGATACGGATTAGCAGAAGATGCAAGCGCAACATCAGAAACATCAATCGCAGTACCAAAACGAATACCTTTATTCGAAATACGAAGCCAATGAAACAAACTATTAGTATACGAAGACCGTGAGACGCCAAATGCAGTAGAAGTTTGAGCAACAGTAGCAGCCAACCAATTAAGAGAAACATCATTCATATCAAACTTGCTACTATTCGTCCGCATTTCGGGGTGGTACAGCTGCATGGGTACCCAAAAACGATGAAGTCGCACCGTGTAAGGATTAAACGACGGTACGGCGAGAGGATTCGATCGGACGTCAATGCCCTGGGCGATAGACACGCGATCGCGAGCATTAACGAAGTCGATCCGAACAGGATACAGAATTCCGGGAGTACAAGTAAATGCCTTGGACTCCGGGACGTCATACCGCGAATAACCATTCACGACATGAGAAATGAAGCTTTGTTTTGCCATATAAGAAAAATTAAGTTAATGAAAGGCCATAAAAATCATACCAAGATTCGATAATATCACGACCAAGCCAAGTGGGGGGGTCCATGGCCGGAACAGAGCCGGCCGAAGCAAATTCACGAAATTTTTTCATTTCCCATGAATACGTGTCTCGAGAGGATAAGGCGGAAGAGGGTAAGAATTTTTTAACACACAGACGAACGACATACTTAACCAAACAAGACTTGCTAAAGCGTGAGTAAGCATCAGCAGCGCGAATCGCACGGATGAGTGCCTCGTTTTGTTTAAGATATCGATTATAATATCGAGGGATCGAATAGTTATATACAACAGAAGTCTTAGTATCCAAATAATCCCAAGACGAAACAGAAAGAGAAGGGGCAGGGCGATTACCAAGATAATCACCAACGCCAGCAGATACGAATTTTCTCGTATAACGTCGATGCTCGAGGACTCGAGCCAAAGGCATAAGTTTTCCATCTATAAGGAGATTTTGATCGGAGATTTCCGTAGGGTCAAATTCAATTTGCTTAGTAACATATTTGACGACATATCGCGCACGCTTATGCGTGCCTTTCGCAAGCCATACAAATCCAAGGTCACCAACAGCGGACCGAATTTCATTGTACAAGACATTGGTTCCAAAGAGGAAACCGTGAAAGTGAAGGCGTGGATATTCGCCCGTCTCGGGATGGGTGCCAAACTCCTGGAAAAACGCATGCTTAAAGGAATGGCCGATTTTATGTCGAACACGCTCATTCCATCGGCGGATAAAGCGAGTTGGATCTCGCAGTGCTTCATCATAATATTTAGGAGAAATAGTTATAGTAATAAAAATCGCCTGTTGATGCTCAGCCTTACAACGAGCAAGTTCACGCTCAAGACGAACAAACCAATCGTTGCGAAGCCTACGAAGGCAATCATCGCACTTGCCACAAGGAACCATTAACCATTGACGAGAAATATCCCAGGGGGCAAGAGCAAGAGAACTCTTGGCATAATCAGACATGTCCCGAAAAGAAACATCTTTCCGAGAATATCGACGATTGCGAATCCATATAGGATGAGAACAAGCCATTAAAGCAGAGACTTACAAAGGTCATACTTAAAAAACGGATTATCGCGACGAGAACGCTTGAGAAAATCCATAGCATCGTTAAAATCCTGAAACCAGCCAATCACGATACGACGACGACCGCGATAAAAAGCCACCGAATAGCGAAGGGAAATACCCTCCACTATCGGCGAAGCTCTTGGAAAATAAAAGGGATCCATATTAAAGAACGTTTCCAAGGACAGGACGACGAACTACACGAACTCCATTACTTTTCGTCTTCTTTCTTTTCCGTGCCATAATCATCAGTAAATGAAAATACAATAAAACTAGGATAGAACGAAATTCCTTCTACATAAGGCATGACGCAAGCAATAAGTTCACGAAGGTGCGAAGACTGGACATAGGCCCGAGTACCAAGAAGACCGGAAAGAACGATACGATCAAGAATATCAGGAGAAAGACCACCAAAGTCGAGAGGGGTAAATTGACCGTCACGAATTCCACCAAAATCGACATCAAAGACAGGGATGCCAGCGCCAAGAATACGAATAATAAGTTGCTTTTTCATAATTAATCATTAAAAGGATGTTCAGATTTAAGAGTATTGAGGCGAACAAGCCAAAGATCATTAATAGAACGCCAATCAGTTAAAGGATCTAGATCCCAAGAAAAAGCACCAGAAAGCCAATCGACGGGTTTAAATCTAAAAAAAAGGGTTTGAAGAAGAAAAGGAGAACGTTCACCATATGACATGGCGTTTTTCAAATAAGAAGCAAACAAACCTTGTTCGTTAAGAAAATCAAGGAAGTGACTAAGAATGAAAGTGTTACGCATAAAAATAAGTATTAGAAGGTTAAAGATTACATGACAAATATACAAAAAAAAATGAACTTCCAAAAAAAAATGAAAAAAAATCAACGATATGTCCGAGATTGAGAATTTCGAGCGGAGGAGGAGTTTCGAGTACCAGACATCTCACGAATGACATAGCCCTTCGGATTTCCAGCAGCATCATAAACAGTGGTACGAGTAGACTGGCTAGAAGTATCAGTACCAATATCAGTGCCAACAGTATTAGTAGAAGAGCCAAAACCTCGCATACCACTACGAAGCATCAAAGTCTGAACGATAGATGTAACAGCGTGAAGCGTTTCCCATTTCCAGCGATTTTCCTCGTTTTTCTTCTCGGCAGCAGCCTTGCCGGCAGCCTGCTCAGCTTGCGCAGGTTTCCAGGCAGCAGCCTGTACATCAGAAAGAGTCAACATACCATACAAATCCTTGAGAGAATAGGTTGCTTTATTGCCATCCTTATCTTCAAGAACCCAACGCTTGTCCCAGTTATTCCGCATCTCATTCTGAAGATCAAGCATCTCAGTATACGTCAAAGAGGCCAACTGGTTCTTATACGAAGCATCAGCCATGTTGCTCACGAACATCGACCAAGTAAGGAGCAACTGGGAGTCAAGCTGATCGCGAAGATACTGATTTTGAATATTAGATGCCTTAGCCTTATTGATACGATCCTGATAATCAGCAAGAACAGCATCGATTTCACCGCCAACAGTCCACTGCCTTACAATAAGATCAAAACCAAGAATAGCATTCTGAGTATCAATGTATTGCGAATCACTCAATTCGTGCTTCTCGCGAGCACGCAAAAGAGCAACCTGGGCATCATCGTACAACTTCTGAAAACCGGCCTCATGAGTGGAATTCTCTATGTTTTTAGCTTCAGCACGATCGCGCTGAGCAGCAGCATTGTTACGATCAACAACTGACTGATTCGCCATATTTTGACCTAAGGCGGTCATATCGAGAGGACCAGAACCAGGGCTAGGAAAACCACCAGAAGGACCGTTAGCACCAATGGAACCACCGGAACCACCGGACATAGTAGCATTAACACCAACGCCAGAGCTGCCCAAAACACCAGCAGGAGTAACACCGGCAGCACGATAACGCTCGAATATCTTAGACGGGTCGTTATATTCATTTTCATAATCGAACTGCTTTTGCCAATTACCATATTCATATTCGGCCTGCTTCTGCATTTGCTCTAGAGCGTACTTTTGCTGAAGGGCCATTTGCTTTTGAGTATACTTCCACTGACGGCGGGCATTCATTCCGGCAAACAACTGACCAACAGCGCCAGAAATCAAACCAGAAGATCCGGTAGTAGCAGCGCCACGAAGAAGTTGGCCACCAAAGGTAGAAGCTTGAACAGGAACAGGCATAACTACGGACGTTTAAAATTACCTACCTGCTCATACGTGATCGTAGTTCGAGTGGTATCACCGGACCTGATGGAAGATGCCGATTGAACGACGTAGTGACGAGCCGTACATGATTCGAGGAAAAAAGCCGCAAGGGCAGCCACGATTGCTGCAACCAGCGTCCAAAACTTTTTGGAGTATAATACATCTTTGAGTTTCATAAATGAAAGATTAAAGAACGATAGAAAAATGCGCGGCCTCTCCTGCAGTCGCTACCTTGAACCTCTAAACCTATCACGCACTCGCTTTAGGAGGGGTCCGCGCACGTAGCATATATCATCTAGTAAAGAGAAAACTATTTTTCTTCAATGACGGAAATAGATGACTTAGAATCAGGATCTTTAGGGGCATCAAGAGCAGAATCAATAAGTTCCTGACCAACCTCGAGACCATCAAACTTATCCATACGAGAAAAGCTGTTGGGATCAAAATTCAAATCAGGGTCAAATCTCTCTTCCTTATCCCAATCCGATTGAGAAGCCTCAATATCAGGACGACCAGGAAGAAGATCAACCGAACCGGAACCATCAAGAACAGACATAATACGCTCACCACGTGAAACATACTGAGGGGGATCCTCAAGAAGCCAATTAAGTGCCATAATATCAACAAATTAACGATTAGACAAACGAGTTGCAAAAGTCTTATTAACAAGATTCTTTTTACGAACACTATACGACAAATTCACAAAAAAATTGTCCTCAACATTCGAAACAAACGGACCATTTACCTGAGTCATATCAACAAACAAAGCAGGATAATAAACCGAAGCATCCGAAAAGACTCCAAAATCAAAGGATCGCTGTTGTGCCCAATAAGAATAAAGAGGTCTTGAAGTAACATCTCCCTGATAAACAGAAATTTGACCAAGGATTTCATCATAAGAAGCCCTGAA